GCCGTCTGCGAAATGATGGCCTTTTGCGATTCTGCGAACTTGTCAGCGCCGAACTTGGCTGCATCAAAGTTGTCTGCAAGCGCGTAAAATGCCGTAGCAAGCCCGGCAACAAGGCCAACAACGCCTAATGCTACCTTTAAACGGCCAAAAGCCGCCTCAAAGCCTTTTATTGAGTTGTCAACAATGCCAAAACTTGAAATTACGGCGGTAGATAGGCCGCTCCATGCGGTAGATATAACGCCTGCTATTTTTGACCAAATGCCAACCAACTGCCCCGCAGCGCCATAAAAAGCGCCAAATACCTTTAGTAATGGCCCCGCTGCAACAACGGCCAATCCAAATTGCACGGCCATGCGCTTAGTGCTGTCATCGAGCGACGCAAAAGAATTGGAAACGCTTTTGAGCGTGTCTGAAAGTTCCTCAGACAAAGAAGTGATGTTGAACGCTTTGTTTATCTCGTTCCCGATTGAGCCAAGGAACTGCGAAACCGCGTCGCCAGCGTTTTCGATGCTGTTTTTTATGCCGCCCGTTGCACGGGGCAAGCCCTCCATTTGCTTTACGATGCCCGAAATAAACTGCTCAGATGTGATGCCAAGCTTTTGCAGCGCCTCTGTGTCGGCGGTGCCAAAAGCCTGCTTCATCAAAGTGCGTATCTGCGGGAGCCGTTCAGCTATCTGGTTTATTTCTTCCGCTGAAACCTTGCCCTTTGCGCTGATCTGCGTGATGGCAAGCGCTACGCCGTCAAGTTCTGCCTTTCCTTTTCCGGCCAATGCCAGGGCGTTTCCAAATTCAGAAAGCGTTTTCCTTGCCTGATCGGCACTAAGCCCGACGGCCTGGAGGCTTACAGATCCTTTTACGGCCTGTTCAAATCCAAGGCCTGGCTTTAACGCCTCTTTTCGGAGCGCTTCAAGTTCTGTTTTTGCGGCTGCTGCGCTTCCAAGCTGGCTTTTTAGCGCATTTTCAAAACTTTCGATGTCACCCGCTGCTTTGATCGCTGAAACGCCGATAAGGCCAAGCGGGGCGGATATGGCAAGCGACATATCGCTGCCAACCCTGGACAGTTTGGCGGCTGTCCGCTGCAAATCGCGCTCGACCCTTGCTAGTGACCGTTGGTCAAACAAGAAGCCAAGCCTTATATTTAAATCTGCGAGCGAATTAGCCATTTTTTTTGCCTTTTATGTAGGCTTCGTATGCTGCCGGGTTTGTCTTCTTTAGTATTTCGTCTGCATCCTTGTCGAATGCATCAACTTCCGCCTTGTCAACAACAACCTTTGGCTTTTTTACGGGTTTCTCCCACGGGAAAAGCCCTAAGTCCGAAGGCTTCTTTATCTTGTTTTTCGCGTCTGCGCTTTTGATGGCATGCATTGAAATGTAGCGCGCCCGCTCCCATTCGTCCTGCTCCCTTTTTTCAAATGCGTTTACGCATGCTGAAAAGTACCGGGGTGTCATGTCCCAAAAATCGCGCTCGTTAACGCCGCAAAACGCGGCGGTTTCCATTAATTCGTCCCAGGTGGGCTGGCTGCTTTTTTTTTGCCCTCGCCTCCGCTTTTTTGTTCAGGGAAAGAGGCCAAAAAGATCGCCGTGAAATCCTCCATGACCTTTGGCGACCCAAAAGCCCAGTCGGCTACATCGTGGACGCTAAAATCCACCTGTGCGCCTGCGCTTTTGTGCCCGATCACTAGCCCGGCAAAAATCAAGTCCGCCGCTACTGACACGCTTGTGCTACCAGAGCCGGATATTTGAGAAAAATCAGCAATGGCGTTGCGCCCGGTCATTTTCTCGTATTCGTACAATGCCGCAAACGAAAACCTGACCGGGCGCGCCTTTCCGCCTAATTCAATGGTTGTGTAATTCATGATGTTTGGTTACTGATTAATTAAGAAACTGTGGCCTCAACAAGTGCGCCTGTGCCTTGGAACTCAAAGTCAAACGTCACAGCCTCGTCATTGCCGGAGCTGTTGAGCGTCAGGCTTGAAATGTAGGCTGTGCCGCTGTATTTTTTGTCTCCTGAAACGGCGGTCTGAAATACAAGGCTGGCAGAAGTTTGGTCATCCCAATACTCGAAAAGGCCGCCCGTACTGGCAAAGCCAAGGGTAGCGTCAAATGCAAAGTTTCCAGACCCGGAAACCGTCCAGGACTTGGTGCCTGGCAGAAAGGCGGAGTTTGCCGCGCTGTCCTTGCAGGTTGTTTCAAACATATTGGTTGACATGCTCAAAGAGGCATCTACCTGGCAAGTGATTGCAGTAGACCCTATAAAGAGCTTCATATTTTTGGCGAGAACTGTGCCTGTAGTAGCCATTGTGTGTTATTTTTTTGTTTTAGTTGTTTCCGCTCCTTTCGAGCTGTTGTCTGTTATGTCGTTCAATGCAGCGCCAACAAAAAAATCTGTTTCGCGGTCGCTCATTTTAACTGTCGTGACAATATTGTCAGGCACCGCACACTCCATTACCACGACCTGCTGCCTGCGCGGGTATGCGCCGTCTGAAACACGCTGGCAAACACCGTCAGCAATGCGGCGTTCTGCCTCCGCGTCTGTGTGTTCCGCAGTCCAGCCAGATTCAAAGGTGAAGCCGTCAGCGTCCGTGTATTTTTGTGTGTATTGAACCTTCATTTTAATACCTGTTTGCGTGTTCAAAAATTCGGCGCTTTATCAGCTCTACTGCAATCCTTTGCGCTAGTGCGCCGGATGCTGCCTGTGCGCGAGCCATGAAGCCCTTTGGGGATAAATACTTTGTTCCAAATTCCAAAAAGCGGCCATAGAAACCGTCCGGAGATCCGCCCCTGGCTAAGGGGCCAACTGTTACTGATTGCTTTGCCCGCCGTAGCGGCAAAATCCTTATTGACCTGCGCAAGTTGCCGGGGCGGTAAACTGCCACGACCTTTCCAGCGCTGTACCTTGAGTGCGCTTTTGTTGACATGGGAGCTGCGCCCTTTGAAGCGGAAACGATCACGCCAGCCGCTTCTTTCAGGTCGCTTTTTACGTTGCGCCTCACATCGTCGCCAAGCCTGTTAAGCCTTGAAATAGCGATATTTAGCTCTGTTTGTAGTTGCGCGTCCATTAGTTCTTGGTTATAAATGTGTAAGTCGCTTCTTTGCCTATCAGCATCCTGTCTTCAGATATAATGTCCCGCGAACCATCAAAGTGGCAATGCTCTACAATGACGCTGGCTGCTGTGCCGCTCACAAAATCAAGTGCCGACCTTACAGCAGCGTCAATAGCGTTAGTCTTTGTGTACGCGTCTGCGCCCTGTTGCAAGTCTGCCCAAAAGTGAAAGGTCACTACCTCAGTATCATGGTCTGAAACAGCGGTCTTTTGCTTGTCCTTTGGCGTGGTAGAAACGGTGTAAACGATTGAAGGGAAAGCGGCTTTTTCGGCAATGATTACCGGATAAACCCTAGTCCCCACAAGCGCTGAAACGCCCGCGTTTGCAGTTAATACGCTGTATATGTACTTTCCTACATTCATTCTACCTTTTGCGCTTGCAACAACAGGAATTCGTTCCTGCCACCGTGTTCGTTTATGTTGATGATGCTGTAGTTTGACCCGCCGTAGACAACCCTCATTTTTTCGTCTATGCCGTCGCGCTTCCTGATCGTAAAGTCAAGCCTTGTCGTGACGATCACCTGGTCGTTGTCTACCTGTTCGCCGCTGCCAATGCCGGGAAAGTCTATTTTAGCCCAGCATGTGTAAAGCGTTGCCCAGGATAGTATTTCCTGCCCTGACGTTCCGCGTGTCGCCGTTTCTTCCTGGATAACTATGCGCCTGTTCAGCTCTCCTATTGCCGCTTTCTTTGCCATAGTCAGGAATTGAAATGGAAGAAAGAAGCCAGGAGCCTGTCAGATGCCGTCGTTTTTTCGCTGACACTATCTTCGCGGTTCGCGTCAAACTTGCCTACCAGGTTAAGGATTGCAAGCCTGACCGCTGGCGGCACGCTTTGCGGGTCTACGCCATACCCGGCGGTATAAATAACTCTAACCGCGTCGGGCTTTTGTATCGCGTCTGTTGGCCATTCGTAGTCAGGTTTCGGCACCAGGAACATGTCCCTGGTGCCTTTCCCTGT